AGAACATGCGCCTGCCTGACGATACGCATTGCTGGGATTGCAAGCGCAACATGAAGTACGTAACAGCCCTGCCATAACATGCCGACACCCTCCGAAATTCAAAAGAACCTCGATGCGTTGTATAGCGATTGGACTAACAAGTTCACTGCCTTATACGGCCCTGTTCGTGAATTGAAGCGCATCATGTTTAAGCGCATATTCGGCACTGGCTCGAGCGGAGGCACCAATACGGCGGGTGATAAATTGCCATCCGTACCATACAAAACAACGCCGATATATGTTAGTCCGAGAAGTTTGGCGAATGCGCCGAGTAGGTTCAAAGTTGGTAAACTTGGCGAACCGATTAAATCGCTTTATTTTCCAGAAGGGTACGCACAATTGAAACAAGAAACATCACGCAAATTACCGCTCGAATTAACTGGCAGGCTGAAGGGTGGATTCTTATCGCAAGAAGTAATTACGGAAGGATTAACAGCTGGCATCGGATTGCCCGATTCTGAAAAGGAGAAAGCGGAAGGACTTCAGTTTGGCAATGGTAAGAGATTCAAAGGCTACGGCCCTATTTTCCAACCGACAGCGGAAGAGCAAGCCGAGATGCTTGAAGACCATGCAGCCGAGCTCGTTCAACAAATCATTAACGCAATGAATAAATGAATATACTTTCCACTATACTCGACAGGCTAAACCAACGCATTGAGGTCGGCAATATCTTCGATAAGATTTACGGCCTTAGCGAGCTTGTGGGCGAGGGCAATGATAAGGCGTGGGCGTTTTACATCGGCAACGGCCAAGCGATTCCTGTAACGGATTATGATGCGAAGCAGGGCACGCTCTTTTGGGCCAAGCGCGGCAAGATTAACGTGACGAAAAACGATTCGCTCAAGCTGGCAGGCTGCCGCTCAATCTATGAGACACGCTTCAGCATGACGGCATACGCAATGGTGCGCAAATCGCACCTTCCTTGCGACTCAGCCGATGCACAGGACTGGGTGGCATCGAGAGTGCTGCGTTTAATCAGCGGCACTGACCCGCAGTTTAAGACTGCCATTGGGGCGATCGCTTATGAGGTGGTGCCAAGCGGCTACGCAACCGAGATAAGATACCTACCTGTGAATTATGAATGGGCGGCTGTTGCAATTGATGTGGATGTGAATGTCAGCACATCAAGCGAGGACGGATGCTATGACACATGCCAAACTGGGGACATCCCTCTGCCCGATTTCGAGCCATGCGAGCCATGCCTCACATCGGTAGCTGTGGATGGCGTGACCATCACAGGCAACGGCACACCAGCGGATCCGCTTGTTGCAATTGGTGGCGGTGGTGGAACACCATTGCGCACTCAGGATGAAGGCACCAACGTAAGCACCAACACAACCACGCTGAACTTTACCGGCGCTGGCGTGACTGCTTCGCTTACTTCGCCCGGAGTGGTTGAGGTGAATGTGCCAGGTGGTGGCGGTGTAACATCCGTAACAGGCACAGCTCCGATTGCATCGAGCGGTGGGGCTACGCCTGACATCAGCATAAGCCAAGCCGATACCACAACAGATGGCTACCTCAGCTCTGCCGATTGGAATACCTTTGATGGCAAGTTCGATGTGCCAACAGGAACAAGCTCGGACTATCTCGATGGAACTGGAACGCCTACGCCGTTTCCAACGCTTACAAATGGCACGGTTACATCGGTAGCGGCAACAGTACCTAACCCGACAAACCCAGCATTCAGCGTTGCAGTACCGAACCCAAACACTACACCAAGCATTGACATAACAGCCAATGGAGTTGTGAGCCAGTACGTGCGTGGCGATGGCTCACTCGCTAACTTCCCTTTGGGCGGTGGCGGTGGCGCATCGGTTAACTATTACCTCAACGGCTCGATAAGCCAAGGCACGATTGGAGGCAATGCCTACTTCCAAATGAGCCGCGTTCCAGTTCTCGGACCGGGCACGAACTTCACACGAACAAACGCGCAAGGCAATGGCTACATCGCGCAATTCATAACGGATGCAGGCGACCCAAATCTATTGGCAATCCCTTCAGGAAATTGGACCTTTGAAACCTACTTTAACGCATCAAGTGGCGGCGGCAATCCGAGCTTTTACATCGAGCTTTACAAGTACGATGGCGCAACCTTTACGCTCATATCTTCAGGCTCTACAAACCCAGAAGCGATTACAGGCGGCACGGTGGTTGATTTGTATATTAGTGCCCTTGCAGTACCTTCGACAACTTTGCTTGCAACTGACAGGCTCGCAGTGCGCATTTTTGTAACTACATCCGGGCGTAATATTACGCTGCATACTGAGGACAATAACCTTTGCCAAGTAATCACAACCTTCACGACAGGGCTTAACGCATTGAATGGCTTGACTGCTCAAGTGCAAAACTTTGCAACTGGTACAAGTGGCACGGACTTCGGCATCAGCTCGGCAAGCAGCACGCACACATTTAACCTACCAACTGCAAGCGCAAGCAACAGAGGCGCATTAAGCAGCGGTGATTGGACAACATTCAACGGCAAGTTTAACACCCCAAGCGGCACTACCTCGCAGTATGTGCGCGGCGATGGCTCGCTTGCTTCATTGCCTTTTGAGTTGGTAGTTGCTGCATCGGATGAAACAACGGCACTAACGGCAGGCACGGCGAAGATTACATTCAGGATGCCGCGAGCTGTTACCCTTACAGCCGTTCGCGCATCGCTTACCACAGCGCAAGCAAGCGGCAATATATTCACCGTTGATATTAACGAGGGTGGCACGTCAATACTAAGCACTAAGCTAACCATTGATAATACCGAAAAGACAAGCACCACGGCTGCGACACCTCCAGTAATAAGTGATACCGCTTTAGCCGATGATGCTGAAATCACAATCGACATCGACCAAATCGGCAACGGCACGGCAACAGGTTTGAAGGTTGCACTAATCGGCACTTACGCATGAGCTTCATTGTTAATCCTTATGTTTATGGTTCGCCATTGTGCGCGGATGCTGATGGCAATGCTTTTTTAATTGCAACAGGCATAACAAACCCGACAATCGCATCGGCTATTTGTACTCTGGTTACATCAATGAAAGCTGATGGAACTTGGGCAAAGATGAGTGCGATTTATCCTTTTGTTGGTGGCACTGCTACGACGCATAAATTCAATCTAAAAAACCCTGCTGATACTAACGCAGCATTTAGGCTTAGCTTTATTGGAGGTATTACCCATAGTTCGAACGGAATTACTGGTAATGCAGTAAATGGATATTGTGATACTTTTATAGCAAATACAGCCGTTGCAGTAAACTCAAATCATATAGCAACTTATTCACGCAGTTCATTTAATGAAAACTCGGTGGACATTGGCACGTATGGTCAAAACCCACCAGACACTTGGGGTATTCATCATAGCGCAAGGGGTTTTGGGATAGGTATGTTTTTTAGAAATCAAAATGGATCCTTTGCTAATGCGTCAAATGCAGATGGTAGAGGCTTATACATTAGCACAAGAACTGCATCAAATTTTGCAGCGATGTATAAAAACGGAACTCAAACTTGTAGTTTAGCTGCAAGCCCCGTTGCAATGTTAAATGAGAATTTTCAGATTTTAGCCATTAATAACGCATTCCACAGCTCAAGAAATTTAGCATTTGCATCAATAGGCGATGGATTGACAAATACAGATGCATCCAATTTATACAGCACAATTCAAACCTTTCAAACCACATTAGGACGGCAAGTATGATTGAAGTATTCCAACTCACACCCGAACAAGCCGAGCAATTGCGCGGCGTTCAATATGTCGCAGATATGACTTTTAATCCTATCCAAGATGCGAATGGCAATTGGATAATAAGCAGCGAAGAGGTAAGCAGCAGCACCATCGACTGGGTGAAGCAATTGCCAGCGATTGAATATATTCCAAAAGAATCACTACCTTTGTTCTAAGCAAAATCATTTATTATGGCAGGCGTAAAAGTAACCGACCTTACAACCTTAGCAACGGCAGCAAACGATGACATCATGTATATCGTTGATACAAGCAGCAACACATCGAAGCAAATTGAGGTGCAAGACATCTATTCAGGGATGCCGCAGTTTGCCAGTGGCGAGTTTACGCCTGTAATCTCTGATGAATCGGGATTAACCATATCAGTATTGAAAGGCATTTACAGCCGTGTTAATGATGTTGTAACAATGTCGCTTTACTTAAGTGTTACATTTGATGTAACAGGTGGAGGAGGTTCATTTCAGGTAGCATTGCCTGTTGCAAGCACTTTTGCAACCCCACGAGATTGTTACGGTAATATAACAGTGATTACCAATGATATTTCTGATATGACAAATTGCAGTATTGCTGCTGACACTGCGACTGATAAATGCTTTATAACTATGCAAGCAAATACTGGGATTGACGGTTTCACATTTGTTGCCATAAGTCAATACTTAGTGCTTTAACAAATGCGCTCCACCTCGATTCTCGGGCTTAATCTGATTAAGAAGTACGAGGGATTGAGGCTCTCAAGCTATCTATGCCCGGCCGGAGTGCCGACCATAGGCTACGGCTCGACACGCTACCCGAATGGTAAGAAGGTAATCCTCGGCGAAAAGCTGAGCGGCGAAAAGGAAGCAACGCAATTGCTACTATCCACGCTTGACCCATTTGAGGCAGCGGTAAATAAACATCTACCTAACCTCAACCAATGCCAGTTCGATGCGCTTGTGTGCTTTGCATATAACGTAGGCACTGGCGCGTTGGTTAAGTCAACGCTGCTGAAGAAAGCCAAAGCCAACTCAGCCGACCCGAGCATCCTCGATGAGTTCCTTCGCTGGAACAAGGCAGGCGGGAAGGTGCTCTCAGGGCTAACAAATCGCAGGCGCGAAGAGGCGAATCTCTATTTCTCACTTTGTAATATTTAGCGGCATCTTGCCCCAACGCCGCAAGGGCTTTCGCGTATATTAGATATGCGGAAAAGGGCTACCAAGCAAAGGCGAATACTCGATGTGATTGTGAAGCACTGGCGTGGCACAATCGGTTCGCTTATGATTCTGGTGTCCATCTTCCTACTTATCTTCAAAGTGATAACAGCCGAGACATTAACAGCCATAATTGCAGCACTCATAGCCGCAGGATATATCCCAAAAGCCAAAAGCGATGCAACAGATTAGAAGAGATACAATAAAGGTTGTGCGCCACAGCAAGCTCAATGTCGATGAGATGCAGTGGCAACAGCCCGATGTGGACACCTCATTCGCACAGGCGAATCGTGAATCCTTTCAGGCAGTGATGGCACAGCCGGCAAAGCCGAAAGTGCTAACAGCATTCGACACGATTCAGCCGTGTGATGTATCTTTATACCCAGCCGCCACGTATTACATCCCGAAAACTCACGCTGTAAGAAACGAGCCGGAAATGCCAACGCCTATGAATTACGATATACTCGCAAATGGAATTGTGCTGACATTCACCATGCTGCTTACCATCAAGTATGCGCTCGGATGTGTGCCAGCATGGCGTTCATTAATTGCGGATTTGCGTTCGGTTTAACGTATCTTTGCAGCATGGCATCGCTGCACATCCTTGAGTCATCAATTGACCTCTTCTATGTGATCACCGACAGGGATGGCAACATCGTCACCACGAATGACCTATTCCGCGAGTACTCCAGCCACATAAAACCCGGCAATATCCTCGACATCGCAGCGCAAGACAGCGACCGCGATGAACTGCTTGCAGCAATTCGCAAGGCGCAAAGCAAATCGCCCGACCCAATTCGGGCATACGCAAAGACCAAGCAGAAGATAAGCTCGGAGCGTTTCAATATGTGGAATGTTTACGCGATTGTCGATATGCTGCACTTCATCGGCATTCAATTGGTCGATGTTACTTCCATCAGCAACCACGAATATGAACGGCAAAAGATGCTGCTCGAAGAGTTTCGCTTTACCCTATCGCATGAGCTTCGTCAGCCGTTGACCTCGATCGGTGGCTTGGTGAAGATGATAAACGAGCACACGTGGGCAACCGATCAGGAGCGCGATGGCGTGATGAAGATGCTCGAGGATAGCGTTGAAAAGCTCGACAATGTGATTCGGCTATTGGTCAAGAAAGCAACACGGCAACTATGAGCAACCTACCGGCCACCGATTGCGAATGCGATGAGCGCTTGGTGAAGGTGCTGGCAGTTTACATAGCCGAGAAGTCGATGCCGATTAAGGTGGCGGGCGATATATTGCTCAACGAGCTGCGCGATAAGAGCACGTACCTCAAACGATTAAACGAACTAATACTATGCAGCAAAGCAACATCAGCACGTTAAGCCTGTTGGCAATATGCCTATTCCTTTTGCTGCTTTTGCTGCGTACTTGTGGGGCATTAGGCGAGGCCGAAAGCAATGCGATGTATCTCGATTCGCTCAATAATGAGTACGCTGTGCGCATTGCGAGAGATAGCACGCGAATGTACTCGCAAGGCGTGCAGCTCGCGGCGGCAGGCACCAAGCTGCGAGCCTTGGAGCTGCGTGAACCTGAGGTAGTGATCAGGTACCAAACGCGGACGGTTGTCAAGACCGAGATTGAACTTGGCGAGACCGTGTACATTGATAGCTTTCCGCACTTGCGCCTGCCTCGAACCTTCCATCGGCCGGGTAAGTGGCTCGAGATAGGTGGGCAAATAAGCCGCGCAGGACGACTTCAGTTGGACTCAATTATTATTCCGGTGTCTTATACCGTTGCAATTGGAGATACGCTGCGTAAGGGCTTCCTATCGCGTAAGCGCGACAAGGTGGTTCGGCTTGGCGTCGATAACCCTTATGTAACCGTTACCGGCATGAATAACATAATCGTGGCCGAGCCGCCGAAGAAGTGGTGGCAAACTAACGCGGCAAAGGTTGGGTTGGGTATAATCGTAGGGGCAGCAATTGTAGGAGCGCAAAATTAATCGCGTTGTAAATCAGCGTATTGAGATTTTTCGCGCTGGTGGTTTGCTTTTTTCTTTGTTTAAGTATTGTGAATTCAAAATAAGGATTTACATTTGTCAAACAAAACAATCACAGCCATGACAACAGTAACACTTCAAATGATTGACGAACTAACAGGCGAAACAGTTAGCAGAACAATCGACGCAACCAACGCATACTCTAACGGAGAATATTGCTGGGAGCTTAAAGGCGAAAACGAGCAACGTAAAAATTTAAATGATTGGATTTTAGACCGTGGCAATCAACAGCACGAAACTATTTTAACCCTTGTTTCTTGGTCATTTAACTAACCCCACCGGGCGGCTAACCACCGCCCATTCTTTCTAAACTTTTACACATCTATACACATGAACACACCAGAATTATCACCAGCGACAACCTTCAAGAATTGGAAGGGCACAGAATTTTTTCACTACAACCACCTCACCGGCACTATGGTCATGGTTGTAAATGACGGCTGCATCAAGGGCCTTTACACCCGATGCGACAGCCAAGCCGCAAACCTTGCGCGCCAGTATCACCGCTCGATGGAGCACGGCGTGGCACCTGAGAAGCGCATCTATGACCCTTGCAACATGGAAGAATTTCACAACCAGTTTGCATTCGTCACTGAATACCTTCACGAACAATCAACTCAAGCACTTTTAACCTCAATTTAATCTTTTCACTTATGAAAGCACCAGTAAACTCAGGCGGAAGCCAAACCCGCCAAATCGCACCCGAAGGCGCATATCCTGCGCGCTGCTACCAAATCATCGACAAGGGCACAACCTTCGATGAAAAGTGGGGCAACAAGAAACGCAAAGTTCAATTCCTCTTTGAACTGCCAACAGAGACCGCTGTATTCAGCGAGGACAAAGGCGAACAGCCCTTCTATGTTAAGACAGTATTCAACCTAACAATGGGCGAAAAAGCATCGCTTCGCAAGTTCATCGAGTCATGGATTGGCAAGAAGCTCACAGATGCGCAAGCCGCAGACTTCGACATCACCAAGCTACTCGGCCATCCCGGCATGGTTAACATCGCTCACAATGGCAAAGAGGACAGGACATATGCTAACATCATGAGCATCTCTCCGCTGCCAAAGGGCTTCGCTTGCCCGCCTGCAATCAACGAGCTGCTGACCTATGACACAACCGAGCACAATGCTGAGGTATTCGCAAAGCTGCCTGAGTTCCTTCAGGAAGATATTCGCAAGAGCGATGAATGGATTGCGCGAACTACCGCCAAGCCAGCTGTGCAAGCTCCAACATGGGAGGCATCAGCCACAGACTTCGATTCACTATTTTCAGAGTCAGACGATAAGACTCCATTCTAATTTATAACCACAAAAAAAGCCCGGCATACACACTATAGCCGGGCTTTTACTAATACAAAACACATGAACAGTATCGCAAAGATAACAATTCCTATCGAGAAATTGTATCAATCAATAAATTCTCCCGAGACATTAAACGCTCAGAGGATAACGGCTAACATTCAGCCAATCGAAAGCCCAAACCAATACACCGCCGCATCCAACGCCATCGCTCAGGTTAACGCCGCTGTTAAGGCTATCCAAGATGCGCGTAAAATGGTCACCGGTCCGCTCGATGCCTACAAGAAAGAACTCATGCGCATCGAGTCAGATGCCACAGAGCCTCTCCAGGCTTTCATCGCATCGACCAAAGCTGAGATGCTGAAGTACACCGCCGAGCTTAATCGCAAGCAGCAAGAAGAACAAAAGCGCATACAGGAGCAATCCCGCTCGATGGCCGACTTGACCGATCAGCTCGCTGATGTAAGCATCCAGCACAGCCACATCAAAGGCATTCGCACAATCCGCCGCACTCGCATCACTGGCGAAGTGGATTGGATGAAGGTGCTCAGTGTGCTATTCGGCTCGGGAATGTATAAGCCCGAAGACCTCACGCAGAACTTGCTCAAGGCAATGGAGAAATGCGGCGTTACCGCCATCGCTGGCATCGAGATTTACGAAGAACAAATACAAACCATAACACGATAAATCATGGAAACAATTCAATTCATTCAGACCACGCCAAGGGAGTTGGCTAATCTAATTGCAGAAGCCGTAAGGCAAGAAATAAGAACCTTAAATCGTCAAGTTGAACATCCACCCGCGCCCACCAAGGAGTTAATGACACGGAAGGATGTTGCAAAATTGTTTGATGTGTCATTGGTTACCATCCACGAATGGTCTAAGATTGGCATTCTTAAGCCTTACAAGGTTGGGAATCGCACCTACTTCAAATGTATTGAGGTCATGGAAGTTTTATCAAATCCTGTTCTAACACGCTAAAACATGCCAACTAAAATGACAGCAGTTGAATGGCTGCGACTAACCATTCAGAACAAGCTCGCATCCGAGATGGGGCCTTTCTTTGCAGAGGCATTCGAAACCGCCAAGGTGGTTGAGCGCGAATACATGATGCAGATGTATTCAGCCGGAAAGCTCGAAGGCATAAAAGAAGGTCCGCAAACAGCTAACGAATATTTTACCGAGACATTCAACTCATGACACGCGAAGAATACATCAACTACCCAGCGATAAGCGCAAGCCGCATCAAGCGGCACTACACTGGAGACATCAGCTATGCTAAGGCATCGCTTAACTACGGCAAGGATTTTCATTACTCACTGCTTGAATGCGAGTATGAGACAATGGGCGATGCAGTGCGCAACACCTACGATGCAATTCACCAGGTCGAGTTGCTTGGTGAGCTGTTCGACAAAAGCGAGAAGGAGCGCATCGTTGTCACTGAGCTTACCTTCGGGGATAAGACCGTGCTCGCCAAAGGTGCGATGGATATATGCTGGGATGACATGAAGATTATCGCTGATGTGAAGACCACAACGGCGAAGAACCTGCAAGCCTTTGCCGATGACATGATAAAGCACTTCAACCATGTGCAGGCTGTTTGGTACTGCATGCTGATGGGCTGGGATCCGAAAGACTTCTACTACATCGGAGTGCCGCCCAAGGTTAAGAAGTCGGGGCAGTTCAAAGACCTCTACCTCTACCGCCACAATCAGCAAGAACTCGACCATGCCTTTCAGCTAATCGCAGGCTTTCTAAATCAATTCGATGGTAACTATGGGAAGTAAGCGACACGGCCAGCTGGTCATCGATTACGTTGTGGAGTATTACTCGCACACCAAGACGGCAGAGATTGCCAAAGTGCTTGGCATATCTGAGTCGAGCGTTTATAACATCGCATTCAGGCTCGGGCTAAAGAAAGCGCCTGAGTACATTCGAGAGGTACATGGCAAAGTTGTGGCAATTGCTGGGGTGAAGCATCGATTCACCAAAGGAAACATCCCTTGGAACAAAGGCGTGAAAGGCAACAACAATGCACCCGAGTATACGCACTTTAAGACTGGCCATATTCCGGCAAACTACAAGCCTGTGGGCTGGACTCGCATCGATTCTGAAGGCTATCACTGGACAAAGGTCAAAGAAGGGCTCAATGGCTGGGTGATGACTCACCGGCTTGCCTGGGAAATCGAGAACGGCCCGATTCCGAAAGGCAAATTCCTTCGCTTCATAGATGGCAATAAGGAGAACTGGCAAATCGAGAACCTGATGCTGGTAGATCGCGAAAGCAATATGCGACTTAACACCATCCATCGCTATCCTGAAGAGCTAAAATCAACAATGAAAACAATTTCTAAACTCAAGAAATTTT